ACCAGCATATCTAAAAAAACCATTATCTGACATCCAATATGCAGCACCATCAACTTCTACACATGCATTCTGTCCTGCAAGTCCACAGTTAGTTCCAACCTGTGCAAACGCAAAGGTAAACGGTTGACCAACAAAACGTTGTGTAAATAACGCTGTATCAGTCCAGACATAGATAGCGTCCCTACCTCTAATAGCTCCTCTGATCTGTGATCCATCGGCCAGTCTCTGTGTACCAGCTGTATTAGTTGCTGTCGGTACATATGTATTTATATCTTCCTGATCTGAGAATCTTACAAACATATCATCTTGAGTTGATGTATCTCCAATAGTTGTTTCTGTACCAAAAAATACTAAGTGTCTATCCGGTGTAGAAACCAACATGTGTCTTGATGCTGTCGGTGCACCAGATATGATTGTAGCTCTTGTATTTTCTGCATTTGTTGCAGCAGAATTCCATTCGAATACAGCACTATCGTGAATAAGACAGATTGCTTTATCACCAAAATTATCTAATGACCACATACCAGGTTCCAATACCAAGTCACCTGATGCTGCCTCTCCCCATGCTACAAAGTTTGTTGTGCTTGTAACTGTGTCTCCTGCACCATGTGATGCGGGTGATGTGCCTCTAACATCTCTAATCACACCAGTCAATTCATTGGAAGCACTTATACCTGTGTATGATATCTCTTCTGTTCCTATCTTTATAAAGTTTGTACCTGTGCTTGGAAACTGTGATACATCCGCTAATATTATGCCAGTTGTAGTTGTAGAATTTATTGCACCAGATAGAGTTGTTGTAGGTTCTCCTGCAACCTCACCACCAAATGTGCCTAAAGACCAACCAAAACCTTTTGCTTGTACAGCTGGTCCTACGGGATAATAATGTTGTACTCTGACACCACCAGATGTTGTTGCACCTGATCCTGATTCATTTGATGGCATTGTAATTGTAATAGTCGTGCTTGATGGCACAGTGGTAACCATAAATTTTTTATCATTAAAATCAGCTGCTGCAAAATTAGAATTAGTAATAGAACTAAAATTATCCAATAGTATGATATCTTGCTCTCCTATATTATGAGCACTACCGAAAGTTATTGTAACAGTTGGTGATCCGTTGGTCGTGCTGAATGCACTTGTAAGCGTTGTTGTAGATTTAATAGGATGTATGTCATAATATACTCCACCAGAAAATGCGTAAAGAATTCTGTTTGTGCCTATGATTGCGTATTTTCTAGCTTTACTATTTACGAAATGATGAAGACCTCTGCCAGCTCCTGTTAGTTTATCATCGCCAAGTTGTTTCCAACCACCTATTTTTTCAGGTGTGCCATATCTAAATCTAACGTTATCGCAATCGATCCATTGACCTTCTGCGGTTGTCGGTGTTATCTGTTTATTGATTCCTGGTTGAAATCCTATTTTTTGTAACATATGGCTCCATTATAATACTATTTTCCAAATGAAGGTAGACCCAGTTTAGGTCTGCCATCAAACATGTTTTTATTAGCAAATGGGCCATTTACATGATTATAATGTAGAAATACCTGACCGCAAATGTCGCCCTCAAATGGCTCTCGCCAATGTTCGAGTTCACAGCCACTATACACTAGCATATCGCCCACTTCAAGCAAGACTTTTGTGCCTTTGGGTGCATTGGGCTTATGTATGTTCTTATACTCGTCTATAACGTTGTCAGACCCTGTGCCATCGATAAATATAGGCCAAGGCGCTCCACCAAGATTTAATGTTGTTGATATTTCACAGGATGGTCTATCCTTGTGTCTTTTCAATATATCGCCGGTCTTGTATAATCTTGCGTATGAGTATGTAGGCACTAATTTAAGACCTGTCTCTTCTTGCATTTTAGGTAATACTTTCATCATCAATGTCTCCATAACCATATCCGCATAATGTGAATAGGTGTTAGGGACCTGTTGATCAGACCAAGTACCAAACATTCCATTGTCATATGTAATATTATTTTTATACATAAAATCAACTGCATCTCTTTTAAGTAAGAAGTAATTAAATATAAAATTAGCTAAATCATATGATACGGCTTGTTTTATTACTTGATATTTTTTATCCTTAAACATCGAATCCTTTCTGTAAAAAATTAAACGATACAGATATTCTTATATCATTACTTTCATTAGGTTCAACACAATGCCACAACCATGCAGGAAATATAATTATCCTACCCTCTAGCGGATCTACACGAACCTCTCTCCATAAATGTGACGGTGGTTCTCCTTTTTTTCTTCTTGGCATAACCATATGTGCCGTTGATCTTGGTTCGTTAAATACTATCTGTCCAGAGTTTTTAGGTGCCTTAATATAATACACACCACTAAAGTGACTATTAGGGTGAACGTGTGGTCTATTATATCCACCAGGTGGATTTATATTTGCCCACATATTACCTATAACAGCTTCACTCTCTAACCACTCTTCTTGGAATACCTCATGTTGCATTTTAAATAATTCATCAACTAGAGGTTTAAATACAGGTATCTCATGCATATTAGTTGTGCTGTGCCAACCATTCATATTAGTTCTTTTTATACCGTTGTCATGGTTTGACCAATCAATTACAGCTTTTTCAAAAAGCCTATTATCTAAATTGACATCTTTGGCATATATAATTGTTGGAAAATATGCAGCCTTAATCATTTAAATGGTGTGCCTCCAAACCACATGACCAGAGATTTTCTATTACCACGTGTTACGGGTGCAACTCTATGTCTAATAAATGATGCAAAGAATATAGCGTGACCTTGTTTTAATTTTACAGATTGACCTTCTTTCATTAATTCTAAATCACCGCCTTCAAATTCATTCTCAGGTGATAATAGACAGGTCATAGATATTTTTCTAACCGGTGGTTCGTGTTGCATGTTTACATCGTTATCTACATGCCATTCATAAAATCCACCTTCAGGGTATTCTGTGTATTGTGCTTGTTCATTTATACACATTCCATCAAAACCAAAATGATTGTTATTTGTAGTTTTCATAACACGTTCAATCTGTTTATACATTTCTGTCATTTTGCTAAAAGGTATCCAACTTATGTGTGAGGTTCTTGTTTTAGTATCTATAACACCACCTTTAGTACCTTTATCATTTCCAACGCTCGCATCATTTCTAGGCTCGTTTCTTCCAGCATTAATTATCATCTGACATTGTTCGGGTGTAAAAATTGGTGTGGTTGTTTCTACTATAAAAGATCGCCAACGTGGTTCAGTAATCATGTTGCCCCTCTATTTTTTATTGGATCAAATTGCACATCACAGTTTGCAGCAAGTGTTCTTCTGACTTCATCAGTTCCATTAAATGGATATACGCAATGTCTCATGTCATATGGAAAAATATAAAAATCTCTAAGATCCATCGGTGGTTGATAATCTATCTTTGCAAACTGGCCGTTAGCAGCTCCTAATATCTGTAACCTGCCATTTTGTTTAACCTCACTTGCAGAATACTCTCTACCATAAGTTGATGGTAGTTTTAGAATCATTACACTTGATAGACCGGTAAATAACATACCCCTATGAATGTGAGCAGGATTATATTCGTGCTGTTTCATCTCATTAACCCATATAGAATTAAGGTGTAGGCCATAATCTCTAATCTTATTAAACACTAGATAATGTTTAAACATCTGCATAAAATAATTTGTTACTGTTTTTGGTAATCTATTGTGATTTTTCATCTTTGTCTGATCAGCCCCATTATAGAATAATGAGTGTTCATCTTCTATCTTACCAACCAGTTGTCGATTAGCCTTATCTAATCTATTTTTATTTACATCATAGATGTGATTAATAGTCATAAAAACATCAAGAGGTACTTGATATTTTAAAACTGATTGACCTAAAAATACAAAATCAAACTTTGGGTTTGTCATCTTGGGTAATTTGTTCTCTTTCTTTGTAACTGCTTTCTAATTCACCAGATTGTTTAATTCTCTGTAATGATTGTAATTGACCCATCACATTAAATACTTCTGACTCTGATGAGTTTTGATTTAATGTTTTAGCTTTCTCAGCATATTGTAATCCGTAAGATTCTAGTTGATGTTGATTTACATCCTTATCGTTAAACGTTCCATCGTTAAATTCTGATTTTAATTTAGACCACATTTTAATTTCACGCATTCTATGTCTTGCAACTTTTTCCATAGAGGCTTTACCAAACCTAGCCTCATCTAGATCTATCTGATATTTGGTTCTTTTATACTCATCCTCTTCTTTATCAATTTTACCTTCTAACCATTTAATCTTTGCTTCGTTTCTTCTATAGTCAAATGATAATGTCATTAAGTTGTCTAAGTATGATGATTGTTCTCTTACACACTGCCAATACTTTGATGCTTTGGTTGGATATCTATTATCTTGCAACACAGAAAATCTTGCTTCTGTCTCTGTTCGAAACATCTGTTTCTTGGTCCATGTATCACGAAGCTCGTCTACCATACCTTTAAACGAAGACAAATCTTCTTGTGATAACAAATTATTTAAATGAGGTTCCTCACCTTGTATTACTTCTTTTACATCTTTTTTCATATCTTTATATCCTTCTATACTTTCTTATATACTCTATTTAAAAATTATTACAAGTATTAAGAAGCTGTAAATGTTACCGTTGTAAGAACAGGGGCTGCCCACTCTTCCGATGCTGTTGTAGTTGCACTAGCTGATGGAGCATATCCACCTGCTGCAATTGCTGCACCATTAGTTGCACCTGTACCACCTAATTCATGTCTAGCCACACTTAAATTATTTTGTTCTGCCCAAGAAGAACCATTCCATAGTTCCGTGTTGTTTACTGAATTAGATCCATCGTATCCACCAAAAGCTAAAGCTGATGTTGATATTCCAGCACCACACAATAATCTTCTACCTGTATTTAAATCTGCAGT